GCGCCAGGCTGCCGAGCAGGGCGAGACCCGCAACACCCAGCCGACCATCGTCACCAGCGGCTCCGATGCCGCCGTGATGGCTGCCAAGCGCGGCGCCATGGAGAACGCCCTGCTGGCGCGCTGCAACCCCAACGTCAAGCTGGAAGAGGGCGCCCGCGAGTTCCGCGGCATGCGCCTGATCGATATGGCTCGCGAGTCCGTGGAAATGGTCGGCGGCAACACCCGCGGTATGACCCCGCAGGAAATCGCCCGCGCCGCCCTGGGCTGCGACCGTACCGCCGTGCGCCGCGCTGGCATGCACACCACCAGCGACTTCCCGCTGCTGCTGGGCTCCACCGTCAACCGCACCCTGCGCGATGCCTACGCCCTGGCCCCGCAGACCTGGCGCCCGCTGGGCCGTCAGACCACCGTGCCGGACTTCCGCGAAGTTACCCGCGTGGCCCTCGGCGACATCTCCGCACTGGAGAAGGTCAACGAGAGCGGCGAGTACAAGTACGGCAGCCTGGGCGAAGAGGGCGCTCCGCTGAAGGTGGCCAAGTACGGCAAGATCATCGCGATCACCTGGGAATCCATCGTGAACGACGATCTGTCGGCCCTGACCCGCATCCCGCAGGCCCTCGGCGCTGCCGCAGCTCAAACCGAGTCCGACGCCGTCTGGAACTTGCTGCTGGGCAACCCGAACTTCGCGGACGGCACCGCGCTGTTCCATGCCGACCACGGCAACCTGGCTGCTTCCGGCGGCGCGATCAACACCACCACCCTGGCCGCTGCCCGCGCTGCCATGCGCAAGCAGAAGTCCAAGGCAGGCCACTACCTGAACCTTGGCCCGGAATACCTCGTGGTTGGCCCGGACAAGGAGCTGGAAGCCTTCCAGTTCACCAGCTCCAACTACGTGCCGGCCAAGAACGCCGACATCAACGACAGCCGCAACGCCTCGCTGCAGGTCATCGTTGACGCTCGCATCACCGGCAACCAGTGGTATCTGTACGCCGCGCCTGGCCTGGTCGATACCTTCGAGTACGCCTACCTGGAAGGCGAGCAGGGCGTGTTCACCGAAACCCGCGAGGGCTTCGAGGTGGACGGCATGGAGATCAAGGCTCGCCTGGTCTTCGGTGCCGCCTGGATCGACTACCGCGGCGTGTACAAGAACGCCGGTGCTTGATCGGCAATGACCTGAATAGGGCGCCATAGCGGCGCCCTTTCTGTTTCCGATCCCTCAGGAGGGGACCATGAAGAACTACATTCAGCCCGGCAAGACTCTGACCGTTACCGCGCCCGCGGGCGGCTGCACTTCCGGCAAGGCCTACAAGGTCGGCGGCATCATCGGCGTCGCATCCACCACCGTAGCGGCCGGCGAGTCCGTCGAGCTGCAGCTCGAAGGCGTGTTCCAGCTCGAAAAGGTCAGCGCCCAGGCCTGGGCCGTAGGCGACCCGATCTACTTCAACGCGACCAGCGGCCTCGTCACCAACGCCTCGGCAGCTGGCGTCGTGCTGGTCGGCATTGCCACTGCGGCGGCGGTTAACCCGTCCAGCGTTGGCAACGTCCGCCTGAACGGCACCCTTGGCATCGCCGCGCAGGCTGTCTGATGAACTGGGGCAGCGTAGCGAATCGCATGCTGGGCGTAGCAGTGCGCACCTTCAGCGAGCCGGGCGTTTATTGGCTGACCAACGGCGTAGAGCCAGGCGTTGCGCTGCCCCAGGCGGTTTTCGACACCTCGCATATCGAGGTCGACCCAGAGACGGGCGCCCCGGTATCGAGCGCAAACCCGGTGCTCGGCGTGCGGCTCGCGGATCTTCCCAACGAGCCGACCAGCCGGGACCGTGTGCGGGCGCGTGGCCAGCTTTACCGGATCGGGGATGTTCAGCCTGACGGCGTGGCCGGCGCGCTGATCATCCTCAAGAAGGCCTGACCATGGCGCACCCTCGCGAACTGATCCGCAAGCAGGCCGTTGCGCGCCTGCTGAACAAAACCTCGGCAGGGGCCAGCGTCTACGCCAGCCGCATCGAGCCGTTCATCTCGAACGACTGGGAAGACCAGTTGCCCGCCATCGTCGTTTACACCCAGGACGAAAGCGGAGAGATCTGGACAGCCGCGCCGCGCGAGTACCGACGCAGCGTGGAGCTGGTCGTGGAGATTCACGCCTCGGGCGATTCAACGCTTGATGACACCCTCGACACCGTAGCGCGTCAGGTGGAAATCGAGCTGCTAAAAGACGACACCCTGGGCGGGACCGTCGAGGACTTGCGCTATGCGCGCACGCGCATGGTGCTGCGCGATGAGGGGCAGACCCTGCTGGGCGGGTGCCGCATCAGCTTTGAGGCTGACTACATCGACGCCCATCCGAACGCCGACTTCAACGCCAGCCTGCCGAACCTGAACACGGTTGCGACCGATTTCAGCCTGAACAACGAACAGACCGACCCGGCCGACCGGGCGAAAAGCATCATCGAGGGGCTAAACCCATGACCGCACTCATCACCGTGAAACCGGCCGCGGGGCGACTTGTTCGCCATCCCGGCGACTACCGCCCGCTGGCCGCTGATGGCGAGTCGGTCGAAAAGAACAGCTATTGGATGCGCCGGCTTGCGTCTGGCGACGTTATCGAGGTCAAGCCGACCAAGGGGAGCAAGTAAATGGCGATCAGCTTTAACACCATTCCGGGGCCAGGCTCGCTGCGCAAGCCTGGCGTCTACAGCGAGATCGACAACAGCGCCGCCGTTCGCGGCCCGCAGTCGGTCACCTACCGTCGCCTGATCATTGGTCAGCGGCTCACCTCCGGCACCGCGCTTGCCAACAGCTTGTCGCGCGTAACTAGCGCGGCGCAGGCCGACACCCTGTTCGGTGCGGGCTCGATGCTGGCCGGCATGGTTCGCGCCGCCTTGGCGCAAGACAGCTATACCGAGCTGCAAGTGCTGGCCGTTGATGACAGCGCGGCAGGCGTAGCGGCGGCTGGCTCTATCACCGTCAGCGGTCCCGCCACTGCCTCCGGCACGATCCGCCTCATGGTAGGCGGTCGCCGCGTCGACGTGGGCGTGACCAGTGGTGATACGGCTGCTGCCATCGCGACCGCCATGGCCAGCGCCATCAACGCCGCATCGGACGTGCCCGCTACCGCTGCCGTCGATGGCGTGAATACCGCCAAAGTCAATGTCACTGCGCGCCACAAGGGCGAAGTCGGCAATGGGATCGACGTGCGCGCTAATTACTACGCGGGCCAGGAGCTGCCGGCAGGCGTAACCCTGACCATTGCGGCCATGTCGGGCGGCTCGGGCAACCCAGACCTGACCACTGCACTCGCCACCATCGGCGCCGAGTGGTTCCAGACCTGGGCCATCCCGTACACCGACGCAGCCACCCTTGCCACGATCAAGACCGAGTTGGCCGACCGCTTCGCCTGGGATCGCGAGATCGAGGGCCATGCCTTCGCGGCGGCACGCGGCACCGTCAGTTCGCTGGGTGCGCTGGGCGACAGCCACAACAGCCCTCACCTGACGATTGTCATGGCGAACGACGAGCCGATGCCGGCCTATGAAAAGGCGGCTGAAACAATGGCGCTTGCGGCGTACTACGCTGCGATTGACCCAGCCCGCCCGCTGCAGAACCTGGCGTATTCGTGGTGCCTGTCGCCGGCCGCCAAGGATCGCTTCACCAACGAAGAGCGCAACCTGCTGCTGTTCGATGGGATCGCAACCACGCGCGTCAACACCGACGGCACCATGGTTGCCGAGCGCTTGATCACGACCTACAAGACCAACACCGCAGGGGCGAGCGACACCAGCTACCTCGACGTCGAAACGATGCTCACGCTGATGTTCATTCGCCACGACTGGCGCGACTACATCCTGCGCAAGTACCCACGCCACAAGCTGGCCGCAGACGGCACCCGCTACGGCGCAGGTCAGGCAGTCGTAACGCCGGTCGTGATGAAGGCCGAGGCCATCGCCAAGTTCCGCGAGTGGGAAGACATTGCCCTGGTCGAGAACATTGACGACTTCAAGGCCAACCTGATCGCCGAGCGTAACGCCAGCGATCCGAACCGCCTCGACGTGCTGATGCCGCCAGACCTTGTGAATCAGCTCCGCATCGTCGCCAACAAGATCCAGTTCCGCCTGTAAGGGCGGAACACCTCATTCGGAGATAACACATGAGCAACCGTCGTGGCGGTCTGATCAGCCTCAAGGTTGATGGCGACCTGTATTTCGCCAAAGGCAACTTCACCTACAACATCGGCAAGGCCCGCAAGGAAGCCATCGTTGGCGCCGACGCGGTGCATGGCTACAAGGAAACCCCGCAGGTTCCGTTCATCGAAGGCGAGATCACCGACCGCCAAGAGCTGAGCCTTGAAGCCCTGCAGAGCATCGAGAGCGCAACCGTGACCCTTGAGCTAGCCAACGGCAAAGTCATCGTTCTGCGTCAGGCCTGGTACGCCAGCGAAGGCACCGGCAACACCGAAGAAGGCAACATCGCCGTGCGTTTTGAAGGCATGTCGGGCGAGGAGGTCCGCTGATGGCTAAGGAAAAGACAATCACCCTCAGCGAGCCGGTTCAATTCGGTTCGGAAACCATCAGCGAAGTGAAGGTGACGCGCAAGCTCAAGCACCTTCGCGGCTGCGTGGTCAAGGCCGGCGCCGACAGTAAAGGCGGTTTCTCGCTGGATCTGGATTACGGCACCCTGATTGATCTCGGCGCCAAGATGATCGGCCACCCTCCCAGTGTGCTCGAAGAGTTCGACGAGGAGGACCAGTCGGCGATTCTGGGCGAGGCCAACGATTTTTTGCTGAAGCACCTCGGCGGTGGGAAAGCGCAGTAACCGTCGTTGTAAAAGTGCTGGGCGTGCAGCCGTCGGAGGTCATGGAAATGGACTTCGACGAGCTGAACTTCTGGATTGAGCGCGCCGAGGAGTGGACCGAATGGCAGAAAAACAATACCCCCTGAATGTCGTCATTCGGGCGGTGGACCGGTTGAGCGGTCCGCTCCGGGGCATCATGGGCAAGCTCCAGTCCGCTTCGGGCGGGCTGGGCGACCGCCTGCGCAATCTGTCGAATCGTTCCGGCTTGCCGGTGCTGGCCGAGGGCTTCCGCAAGGTCGGCCGTGCGACGACTGATCTTGCCAAGCGCGTGGCGATGGTGGGCGGCGGCATTGCTGCGATGGCGGTCACAGCGGGAGCCGCAATATTCGGGCTGGCAAAGTCCTTCGCGGACTCTGGCGACGAGTCAGTCAAGTTCGCCGACCGGCTTGGCATCAGCGTCGAGAAACTGCAGGAGTGGCGCTACGCTGCTGAGCGTTCCGGCGTGGATCAGGGCACCTTCAACAACGCACTGAAAGATTTCAACAAGAACATCGGCCAGGCAGCGGCGGGCACAGGCGAGTCTGTGCAGATCTTCGAGGCGCTGGGCATCAGCCTCAAAGACGCCAGCGGCAACGTCAGAACAATGGATGCCATCCTGCCGGAAGTGGCCGACAAGCTGGCCGGCATCAAGAACGCCTCACTGAAGGCGGCGGCGGCCGGCAAGATCTTCGGTGAAGAGGGCGGCGCCA